CTGGTGGGTAGAGGGCAGCGACGACGCCCGGAACGCCAGCATGTACGCGCGCGGCATCCTGTCCAGCGTCACCAGCGCGCGCGCCGACGAGTGCCAAAACGATGACGTCGAGGTGCCGCGCAACATCGGCACGCCAGAGGCCCGCGAGAAACTGCGGTTTCGCCTGGAGGAACAGACCCACATCCTGGTTCCCGGCGGAAAGCAGCTCTACGTCGGCACACCCCACACCCACGACAGCATCTATGACGAGCAGGAAAAGCTGGGCGCTGACTGCCTGACCATCCGCATGTTCGATAAAGAGCACCGGATCGAGAAGGCATCGAAGGCGGCTTACGACCTGCCGTTTGCACCGGAGTTCGTGTTCTTCGGCATCGGCAAGACGGCGCGCATGCTGACAGAGGGAACGGATTACCAGCTGCAGGGCACGCGCCTGGTGTTCGCCTCCGCGCCGGCCGGCACCGTGGATTGCTACTCGGGCTGCGCCTGGCCGCAGCGCTTCACCCGCGAAGAGTTGCTGAAGCGCCGCCGCAAGACCCGGACCTTGAACGCTTGGGATAGCCAGTACCAGCTGCACAGCAAGCCTATCCACGAGGTACGCCTAGACCCTGAAAAGCTGATCCCCTACGACGTGAAGCCGCGCATTGAGGTCGCAAACAAGGAATCAATGCTGATGCTGGGCAAGGTCCGCATCGTCGGCGCTGCCGCGCGGTGGGACTGTGCCCTGGGCAAGGTGGACGCCGATGCCTCGGCTTTCTCAGGCGTCTACACGGACGCACGCGGCCAGCTCTATTGGCAATTCGCCGAGGGCCTAGAGGGTGACATCGATGCCCAGTGCCAGCGCGTGCGCCAGCTCGTGATCGAAAACTTCATCCCGCGCGTGACCGTGGAAACCAACGGGGTGGGCGGCTTTGTGCCGTCGATTCTGCGCAAGCACCTGGCGGGGCAGGGTGTACCTGGAAAACCACAACCCCTGGTGCATTGTTCCGTGGTGGAAGACCACGCCGTCGAAAACAAGAACAAGCGGATCCTGGACGCCTTCGAGGCCCCAATGTCCAGCGGCTTCCTGTGGGCGCACACGTCGGTGGTGGACGGCCCAGTCTGGAACCAGATGAAGGATTTCAACCCGGCATTGAAGAAACAGCCAGACGACTACATCGACTCCGGCGCCGGCGCCATCGCTGAAACGCCCATCCGCATCGGCAAGGTAGACCGGGAAGCATCCGGGATTTTGGTTGACCACGCGGCGAACAATTGGCGACCCAACTCGGGAACCTTTGAAGCCATCCTGGAGAGCTAAATGACCGTCCCCGTTCAGACCCCCATTACGCCGCATACCGGCAATGGCGTGACGGCCACGTTTGCCTATCAGTTCCTGCTGCTGCAGAACACCGACATGCAGGCCACGGTGGATGATGTCACCAAGATATACGGGGTGGACTACACCCTGACCGGCTTGGGCGTTGGGAGCGGTGGGTCGATCATCTTCAACGTGGCGCCCGCGAATGGTGCGAAGGTGGTATTGCGCCGCAGCGTATCGCTGTCACGCGACACCGACTACCAATACCAGGGCGACTTCCTGGCGAAGACCGTGAACAACAATTTTGACCGTATCTGGCTGACGCTTCAGGATACGAACCTGAACCTGTCGACTGCTCTCCGATTCCCAGCGAATGACGCCACCAGCCCGGTCCTGCCGAGTGCCGCCAGCCGTGCACTGCACACCCTGGGCTTTGATGCCTCTGGCGCGTTGGCAATGGTGCCAACCAGTACCGGTGACTCCACGGCCCTGGCCTTGGCCCTGGCCAGCTCGACCCTGAGCACCCAGGGGACGGGCATGATCGGCATGCAGGGCGGCACGCTATACAACTTCTTCCGCGACAAGTCGGCCAAGGTGGTGGAGACCATCGCTGAACTGCGCACGCTGCTGTCAAGCGCCAGCCGCAACGCCTTCGTGAAGTGCCACACGTCAGCCGCCGGCCTGGGCGGTGGGGCCTATCGCTACGACTCCACCGACGTGGTGAGCGCCGACAACAACGGCACGATCATCGTCGCATCGGATGGCGGGCGCTGGAAGTTGGTGGACTCCACGCCAGATGTTCATACCTTCGGTGCAATAGGCGATGGCGCGACCAGCGATGCAACTGCCGTCCTGGCAATGCTGGCCGCCACGAACGGCACGTTGCGTTTGCTAGACCGGGAATACCTGGTCAATCAACTGAACGGCCCTGACTATGACCGGCTAACCATCGAAGGCCGCGGTATGCCGACCCCAAACTCCGCGAAGGACCGGCTTGTCGGCGGATCCATCCTGGTGGGCGGCTTTGCGATCCGCGCCAACATCTTCTACTTCCGTGGCTTCGGGGTTTGCAACGGGGCAGCACGTGGATTGGTCGGCATCGCCGATGGCTGCGTCGTGAATTCCAAGGCTGGCGAGACCGGGGCCAGCTTCGGCGTCGATGGTTTCGCTGTGATGGGGCCAACCAGCGCAGGAACCACCCACGGCCTGCTGATCCAGGGCTATGACCGCGGCTATGTTTACAACATCTATGCAGGAAAACACCAGTTTGGCGTGGTCACAAAATGCCGAAACGTCACAATTGATGACGTGGACGGCGACGACTGCCGGACTGCGCTGGTTTATCCAAAGAGCGACACATCCGCAAACGCCGGCGGCGTGCTCAGCGGCGCAGCGAACGACTTCGAGATCTCGAACGTTCGGCATCGGGCCAGCAACTCCAATACCACGGCGTCCGCAGTCTATGTGCAGGCCAGCACCGCAGCCTTCTCTTCTGCGCGGATCACGAACGTATCTACCACCTATGGCCTTGCCGCGCTGCGGATTCAGGGCGGGGGCTTGGTGGGAGACCCTTCAATCTCGGGCATTCTCTTTAGCAACATTCGCGGCGAGCGCTCGCAATACACGCTGTACTGTGGCGGCTTCACCTACGACTGGACGGGCACAAATATTCAGGCAATCAACCCGGCTACGGGCAGTGCCTGGTACATGGATTCCGGTGCGTTTGGCTGGTCACTCAATGGTGTGAACTGCACCATCACCGATGCAGCCATCACAGCAGACAACGTGGGTACCTGTTTCGGCGAGGGCTCATGGGACGCCATTGCGGTGCGAAATCCATTCCGTACGATGAAGGTCACGACCTCTTGGGCCAACCTGCTGACGGTGAAGACGGGGCGGCTGTCCGGGCAAGTGATCAACAGCGAGGACAAGAACCTGGTTGGAATCAATGGTGCGGTGGCATTCACGGGCGGGCTCACCCCGAAACAGACGATCCTGCCGGGCTCGGTGGTCAAACTGTCCGGTGCTTTCAACCTAGCGGCTTCGACTTTGAAATTTTTCTGCAACCTCGCGACTGGCGGCGGGCGAGTGCAGCGGTTTGCCTGCGCTGGTGTGGACACCGGCAGCAACATCGTGACCCAAGCGGTAAACCTGAATGACTTTCAGCTTTCCGTAGAGCCGAGCCTGTTGGCTGGGTTCAAAGAGATTTACCTTGATGGCATCACGTTCATCCGCTGATCCATGCGCTTGGCCCTGCTTAAACATCCACTGCCCGGCATCCGGCATCAACTTGCGCACCGGTTGGGTACGGCCATCGACCACAGCCAGTACAGCCACAGCAACTTGGTGTTCACCGGCGGCAAGAGTGGCAGCGCCTGGGCTGACGGCGGCGTTGAGCTCCGTGACGTGGAATACGACCCGGCGCTGTGGGACTTCTACACGCTGCCCAGCTGCCTGGAGCCCAAGGCGCATGCCTGGTTTTCCTGGAACACGGGCGCTGGGTACGACCGCTTCGGTGTTTTGCGGTTCGGCCTCTCTCTGCTGCAGCAGTCGCCCGGCCGGTATTTTTGCCACGAGGCCATCGCTGCCGCCCTGGGCTGGTCCGATGCCTGGCGCTACGGCCCCGGCCTGCTGCTGGCGCGGTGCACCGACCACCTGGGATCTGTGCCTTGTGCTGATCCATGGGCATCCCAGTACACCATCCACCCCGAAGTAAGAAAGGCTGGCCGAGCATGAGCCAAGACGCACAAATCAGCATGCCCGTGGCCAAGGCCTCGGCGGCCATCGCATCCGCCGTCGGCGCTCAACTGCTGGAGGGCGGGCACCAGGCCAGCTCGGTGTTTGCAGAGCTGTTCACCATCACGTGGCCGAATCTGGCCTCCTTGGCCGCCTTCCTGTTTACCACGGCGATGCTAATTGAGTTCTGCTGGAAGAAGTTTTGGCGGCCATTTTTGGAAGCCTGGGGCCTGATCAAGCCCGTGCAGCGCCGGGTCTATACGGCGCGCGAGTGGGCCGAGAAAATGGCTGAGCAAGACAGCACCCG